TCAGGCCTCCACCTCGGGCAGGCCCGCGACGCTCGTGAGCAGCGACACGATCGCCGCCGTGATCGACACGCCGACGATCTGCGGCCAGTCCAGCGCGATAACGCTCACGACGTCGCCTCCGATGAGCGCCACGGCGGTCTGGGCGGCGGTCTTGAGACAGCGCACGGCGGCCGCCTTGCCCCAGCGCTCGATGTAGTCCTTATCGCTCAAATGCATGTTCGTTCCTTTCTCTCTATCTCGTTCCGTGCGTCGTCGCGCACTTCTTGTCGTGGTCGTCCTCCAGGCGGTCGAGGCGCTTCTCGACGTTGCCGATGCGCGCGTCGAGCCGCGTCTGCTCTATCATGAGCTTGTCGAGCTTGGCATCGACCCGCTCCATCCCCCCGCGCATCTCTGACACGTCCGCGACCACCATGTCGAGCTTCGCGTCGGTGCGCGCCCTCGACCTGGCGTCGTCCTCCCTGTCCCTGATCCTCGCCCGGTCGTCGCGCGAGAGCGTCGCCATGAGGCCGGCTATCGACACGACCGCCGTCGCCATCGCGAGCAGCGACTCGACGGGCATTGTCATCTGGTCCATCGGCATCGCCTCCTATCTGTATCCGACGATCTTGTCGATCGTGATGTTCGCGACGTAGTAGTTCGTGGCGGCGCCTCCGTTGATCTGGGCGTCGCCCGTGCGGTTCCACGTGCCGTTGTTGTAGGTCTTGACGCTCGTGCCGCTGATCGACACGACCCTGCTCTTGATCCACATGTTGCCCCCCGCGCCGTTGTCGGCCCACACCGTGGACAGCGACGCGCGCTTGCCGTTCGGCGCGTAGACGCGACACGATCCGGAGTTCCCGTCGTTGTCGTGGTAGTAGATGTCGATGTGGCGGAAGTTCGCGGCGGACTCGGAGAGCGTCGGGTTGGTGAAGCCGTTGGCTCCCGACGGGGCCGTGTACAGGTCCCTCTCGCGCAGCACCCGCTCGCCATTGATCTGCACCCCCGACCCGGTGACGGCCAGGGTCGTGGTCTTGCCGCCGGTCGTGAGCGCGATCCTGAACGCGGGCGCCATCTCGTCGTGAACCACCTTGACGCCGCCGCCCAGCGTGTCGGACGACTCGATCGAGAAGCCGCCGTACATGCCGAACTTCATGAGCGAGTTCGCGCTCGATCCCACCGTCATGCCGGCCTCGGCGAGCACGGCCATGATGTTGGACTTGATCATGGCGGCGACGCCCGTCCCGTACGCCCCCGCGTCGTAGGGCCTGGCCTCTATCGAGAAGCGCCCGCCGAGCATGGCGAGCGCGTCCTTGGCGAATCGGGCCACGGTGCTGCCGCCCTTCGCGACGACCTCGAAAGCGTCGCCGGACTGGCGCGTCGAGCCCTCCGGGAAGGCCCCCGTCCCGTCGTCGCGGCCCACGACCACGCCCTGCGGCGTGTCGCGCACGAGCATGGCGAGCTCGGCCGACCTCTCGGAGGCCCTGGCGGCGTCCTCCCTCGCGGCGGCCGCGTCGGACTTTGCGGCCTCGGCGGCCTCCGCGGCCTCGCCGGCAGCCGCCTCGATGCGCGCCACGGTCTCGGGGTCGGCGTCCCTGCCGTCTGCCCCGGGAGGTCCGGGCGCGCCGTCTGCGACGGATGCGGTCTTGACGCCCTCGGCGTCCGTGACCGATATCACCGTCTCGGAGCCCTTGCGCTCGATCGAGACCACCGGGCTCACGCCCGGCCTGCCCTCGACCTTGGACGCGGCCTCGACGGCAACCTCGGCGTCCTCGACGGCGCGCTCGGCGCGCTCGGCGCTCGACGCGGCGCCGGCACTCGCGGCCTCGGCCGCCGCCTGCGCCGCCTCGGCGGTCTCCGCCGCCGCCCTCGCGGCCTCCGACAGCGCGGGCACCGCCTCGACGGCGGGGGCGACCGCCGACCTGATGTACTGCTCGGTGCGCGCCTGCCCGCCCGTGAGCGTCCTCCTGGACGCCCCGAACACGTACCGCGTCTTTGACGGGTCGAGCGCGTCGAGCCTGCGCTCCACGCAGAGCATCGAGGCGCGGAAGCCGTGCGGGCGGCTCGTCACCGTCACCCAGTCCAGGTACCTGATCGGGGGCACGGACGGGTCGATCGCGGACAGGTCGACGGCGGAGACCTCGATCGAGGACACGGCGAGCTTGGCGGAGTCGAGGTCAGCCATGGCGAGCTCGACCAGCTTCTCCGGCGCCGAAGCATCGTACTCGCGTTTCTCGGCTATGATGCCCTGGACGGAGGCCTGCGCCTGGTCGAACACCATGCCGGACGCGAGGACGTAGTCGCCCCTCGTCGACCCGCCCCAACCGTCGAGGGAGACTGGGTCGCCCTCCCTGGGCTTGGAGACGGGCACGATGCCGTTGACGACGTCGGCGGCCGACTCCTCGCGCGCGAAGTCGAGCAGGTTGCGCCCGAACTCGATCTCCTGCCCGCCCTCGCCGGCCCCGTCGTCGAGCCAGTCGAGGACCTTCGCCCCGCCCTCGTAGCGCACGGCCAGGATGCCGCCCGACCCCAGGAGCTTGGACTTGATCTCGGACGCGGTCGTCGGCCACACGGTCGACGAGCGCAGGAGCTCGCGCCCGGCCGCCGATCGGCCGGGGCGGAAGCGCTTTGAGTCGAGGAAGGCCCGCTCGTTGTGGCGCTCCACGAGCCAGGCGAAGAGCTCCCCGGCGTCCCTCGGGGCGTTCGGCTCGCCCCCGTAGTCGGGCGCGGCGTAGTTGGCGTAGGGCGGCACCACCGTGTCGTTGAGGTAGGCCAGCGCGTCCTCGCCCTCGACGGCGACCGACCCGTCGAAGCGCCGCTCGATCGAGGTGAGGCGGCCCTGCCAGGTGATCCGCCCTCCCTCGTACAGCGTGACCTCGCTAGCGGCGTCCATGACGCGCACGCGCCCCGCCAGCGGGTGGCCGGGCGGCAGCACCGCCGAGAACCGACCCGCCTGCCCGGCCTTCCAGTGGAACGCCGCCTCGGAGAGGAACGCGCCCGCGCGCGGGTCGAGCAGCGGCTCGGCTCCGTAGTCCACGCGCAGCATCTACGCGGTCCTCTTCCACATGTAGGCCGCCACGTACGGCGGCATGTTGTTGTGGGCCGCACCGGAGCCGGTCTCCCCGATGTAGCCGCCGCCGAACGGGCCGCCGCTCGCGCCTGACGCCGAGAAGTCGATCCCGGCGCCGCCCGACCCCTGTCCCTTGAGCAGCACCGAGTGGTTGTGCCTCGGCATCTCCGACACGGTCAGGGCGTGGCTGGCCTCGCCTCCGGTGCTTCCCGCCGGGTAGGCGGACGACGCCCCCAGAATGAAGCGGCCCTGGATCGGCTCCCACGTGCCGAAACCAGGGGTCTTGTTGACCGTCGACATGTAGATGCATCCGATCGGGTACAGGGCGGCCGATATCGCTTCGAAGTTGTCGCCGAGCCTTTTTATCGTGTCCGTCACCTGGTCCGTGACGTCTGGTTTCGAGAGCTTGATGCCCCCCGTCGTAGTGCTTGCCATCTATAGGTCCTTCCATTCGTAGGTGAAGAAAACGTCGCGTCTCGGCGGGTTCTCGGCGACCCTGTAGGCGTTGTCGAGCCACGTGCCGCCGACGTCGGCCCACGTGCCGTCGAACGGCTCGTCGCCCCACGCCCTTGGCTCCATCTCGGGGCCTCCGGCGCCCGCCAGGTAGGCGAGCCTTGCCCAGCCGTAGTCGGCCCACGACCTGCCCTCGTACGCCGACCACGCGGCCGTCCCGTGGTCGGGCGTGGCGTTGACCGTCAGGTACGCCTCCGGCCCCCGCAGCACGAGGCTCGGGTCCCTCGACGTGCCAGGGCCGAAGGCGTGCGTCTCGCCCATGTAGTTGACCAGGCACGGGACGTCGCACGTCACCGTCGGGACCACGGGGGCGCCCAGGCGCAGCACGACGGTCTTGCCGAGCGACGCCTCGACGCGGTAGGTCCTCTCGCCCTTGGTCTTCCAGGGGCCGCAGTCGACCGTGAGGCGCGCCTCCGCCACGCCGTCGTACGCGGCGTTCTCCGCGACGGCGAAGCGGCCCTCGTATGTGTAGCCCGGGTCCCATCCGACCGCGAAGCGCAGGCTCCTGTTGTGCAGCCAGCGCCGCAGCTCGGTGAGCCAGGTGACGGCGGCGCGCTCGCTGCCGTCGACGATGCGCAGAAGGCGGATATCGAGCCTCCTGCGCCCGTACTCGGGGGCGCCTGTCGCCGCCTCCGACGCATCGATCGGGCCGTCCTGCCTACCCGGCACGTCGATCCATCTCTGGACTGGCTCTGGAGGCGATTCGGTCCAGTCGGCGACGACGGCCCCCGTGCGGCCGAGCAGGCTCTCGCCGCCGATCTCCATGTCGTACATCGTCATCTCTGCATCTCCTCCTTGACGGCGCCGAGGCGCTCGTTGATGATCGGCGCGAGGATTCGCCCTGCGCGCTCGCCGTCTATGAGGACGTCCATCTCGCGCACCTGGTCGGTGAGCGCGTCGAGCCTCGACTCGACGCCGCTCAGGTCGATGGGCGGGGCCTGCGGGATCTCGGCGGCGACGGCCCGGGCGAACGGCCTCACGTAATGGCGGTTCGTCAGCGGGACGATCGCCGATCCTCCGGGGCCGTTCAGCACGGCCTCGGCGCCCGCCTCGCCGACGACGCCGACGTTCGTCAGGGTCGCGGCCGTGTAGATGCCGCCGTCGGCGTGCATGGGCACCCTCTCGATCCTCACGGGCGATATGCCGCCGGACGCGTTTCTCCCGACGGGGATGTCCACGCCCGCGAGCGACAGGAGCTTGTTCTTGATGCCGTCGATGATGCCCGTTGCGCGGTCGAGGGCCCTGACGGAGAACTCCTTGTCATCGATCTTGCGCGCGTCGACGGCGGCGACCTTGTCGCCCGCCTGGGCCGCCGTTCCGCCGTCGGTGACCTCGAACGGCTTGTCGGCGACCTCCATCGCGTTCAGCCCGTCGATGCTCGTCCCGGCCACGCTGATCGTGCCGTCGTCCGAGACGGTGTAGTGCTTGCCGTCGATGGTCTGCGCCTTGAGGTCCCAGACGCGCCCGAGCTGGTCGCTGATCGTGCCGTCGTCGGAGACGCGGAAGGTCTTCGGGTCGATCTTGAGCGCGTCCATCTCCTTTACCTGCTCGGCGAGTCCGAACAGCTGGTCGGTTGACATCGCCGCTGCGCGCTCGGCCGACACGCCCATGTCCGTGAGGGCCTTCGACAGGTCGGCCGATCCTAGGCCGGCGTCCCTCAGCCTCACGGCCAGCTCGGAGTTGCGGTCTATCAGCTCGATCATCTTCTGGTCGACCAGGTTCATCTTCTTGGTCGTGTCATCGATCGACCTCGACGTGTCGTCGTACGCGCCCTTGAGGCCGTCGAGCGCTTCTTTGGCCTTTCCGAGTTCCGTTATGAGGCCCGTTGATGGGTTTGTCGACTCGTCGTACCTCTTCTGCAGTTTGTCGACCTCCCTCTGGGCCGCGACCATCTGCTCCTGTATCTCGACCTGCTTCTCGAAGAGGTCGCCGATCTGCTTGGCGTAGGCCTGCGCCCTGGCGCTGGCGTACCACGCGTCTGCCATCTTCTCGATCGCGTCGGCGGATTGGATCGCGTTGCCCTCGGTGTCGGCGAGCTTTCCGTTCGCCTCGTCGGTTATCGAGATCGAGTCTCCCGTTATCCTGTTGTAGCCGTCGACCGCGTTCTTGAGGGCGTTCTGCTTCTCCGCAGTGAGGCCCGACTGGCCAGCAAGCTCCTTTATGGTGCCCACGTAGCTGTCGAGCTCAGCCTTGCTGCCGTGCAGCGACGCCCAGTTGTCGGACCACCCCTTCACCATGTCGGCCATCTCGCGCCTCAGGTCGGCGAAGTCGTCCCTGACCGACGACAGGGACGACGACGCGTCCTCGGCGGCGTCCCCGGCGCTCGACACGGCCGCCGCCGCCGCGCCCTCGGCGTTCGCGAGACCGCGCGCTATCTCCTCGGCCTGCCGCATCTCCCTGTTGTGGTCTTCCCACTGCCTGTAGACGAGCGCTATCTCGGCGGCCACGATCGCGAGGCCCATGCTCGCGAGCCCGAACTTGACCGATCCGGACATCTTCTCGACGCCGGACATGGTCTCGCTCATCTTCTTGAGCGACTCCCCGAACCTGCCTATGCTGCCGATTCCGCCGCCGATCACCTTGAGCGCCGGTCCGAGCGCCGCCGCGAGGGCGAGCGTCTGGACTACGGCCCGCTGCTCGCCGTCGCTCATGTTCGCGAAAGCGCGGACTCCGGACTCGATCTGCTTGATGAGCGGCTCGGCCTGGTCGACGACGTCGAGCAGCGCGTCGGCGAGCGGGCCGCCGAACTCCTCGGCCATGGCGATGACGCGGTTCTTGAGCATCTCTATCTTGGCCGCGAGCGAGCTGTTGCGGTTCTCTACCTCGGCTCCGAGGGCGGTGTTCTTCGACCATTCGTCGTTGGACAGGGAGACGGCCTTGGCCACGAGATCGGAGTTGCCGGCCAGGCGCTTCATGATGTCAGTCTGCCGCACCGAGTCGATGCCGAGCTCCTCGAGCATGACGGACATGTTGCCGCCTTCGGCGGTGGCGCCCTCCATGCCGGAGAGCAGCGCCGACAATGCGTCGACCGGGTCGCTGCGCCACGCGTCGGCGAACGCCTGGGCGCTCATCCCGGCGGCGTCCGCCCACGTCTTGACCGACGCCGAGTTGGTCGCGACGTCCTTGTCGATCTGGCTCATGATGGTCGATATCGCGGTGCCGCCGGCCTCGGCCTCGACGCCCATCGAGGACAGCGCGGCGGCGAGGCCGAGTATGTCGGCCTGCGACATGCCGACCTGCGTGCCGGCGGCGGCGAGCCTCATGGCCATGGCCGATATGTCGCTTTCGGTGGTGGCCATGTTGTTGCCGAGGCCGACGACCGCCGAGGCGTAGTTCGATATCTCGCCGTGCGACATCTTCGTGATGTTCGCGAACCTCGCCATCTCGGTGCCGGCTGTCTCGGCATCCATGTTCGTGGCGATATCGAGGCCGGAGACGACGCGCGAGAACTCGTCGAGCTCGTCGATGGCGAACCCGAGCTGCGCGCCGAGGGCCTGGATGTCGAGCACCTGGTCTGCCGACACGGCGTTGACCTTTGAGAATTCGATCGCCGACTCCTTGAGCCTCTGGTACTGCTCGTCGGTTCCGTTGACGGTCTTCTTCACGCCGGTGAGCGCCGCGTCAATCTTCACGGCCGCCGCGAGCGACGCGCCGCCCGCCCCTATGATGGCGGGCGTGAGCGTCCTCGTGAGCGCCGATCCGGCCGACGAGACCCTCGCCCCGATGCGCTCGAAGTCGGCGGACCTCGCCGCGAGCGCGCCGCCGAGGCTCGACAGCACGGCGGGGTCGAGCCTCGCCCTCGTGACGGCGAGCTTGTCGTTGAGGTCGTCGAGGCGGTTCTGGGTGAGCACGATGTCGGCCTGGAGGTACGTCCACTGCTCGCCCGACATGTTCTCCTTGCCGATCTCGGATTCGGCCTTCTTGAGGAGCTCGAGCTTCTCGGTCGATGCGGCGACCTGCTTCTGGAGGACCTCCTGCTGCTCGGCCAGCAGCTTGGTGTTCCCGGGGTCGAGCTTGAGCGCCTTCTGGAGGTTCCTCATCTCCGCGCCGGTGCCGTTCGCGAGCTTCTTCGCGTTCTTGAGCGCGGCGGACAGCTTGGTGTCGTCCGCGCCGAGCTTGATCGTCAGTCCCTTGTATGCGTCAGCCATCTCTATCCCATCAGTCTGTCGATGTCGGCCTGGGTGGCCCTCTTAGGCTCGTCACCGGCGCCCTCGGAGCCGAGCGATTCGGCGAGCACGTCGCCGTACACCACGTAGTCGCGCCAGCTCATGCGCCGCACCTCGCCGACCGAGAACCCGAGGCGCTTGAGCGCCATCACCGCCCTATGCCCGTCGAAGCCGTCGCGCGGCCCGTCGGACGAGCCGTCTGATTCGGGCGAGCGGGCCCCTCCCGGCCTTCGCGGAGGGAAAAAACTCGGCGACCAGCGCCGACGAGATCACGGCGATCACGTCGCCCGCGCCCTGCTCCGAGATGTCGAACGCCGACCATTCGGGAGAGCGGCACCATTCGTCGTATCCGGGCGTCCCATCGTCTGCGGTGGCGCACATCGCCCATGCGAAGGGGAGGTAGTCCGAGACCGTGACCCTCTCGCGGCGCTGAACGTCGGAGAGCGCGGCGAGGAAGTCCCCGCCGCGCTCGCGCTCCCAGACGACGAACGTGTACGGGCCGCCGACCATCTCGAGGTCGCGGCCCCATATCCGCGCCGTGCGCATCGCTACGCCCCGGGCACCGAGGAGGCCTTGGGCGCCTTGGGCTCGGACACCTTGGTGAAGAAGGTCCCCCAGTCGGGGTCTGCCTTGTGGACGACCATCTTCGGCGTCGAGATGCCGGCCTCGGGGAAGCTCTTGTTCAGCATGGAGATGTCCACGCTCTCGGTCTGGACCTCGACGGTCTCCTCCGACGTCTTGTGCTCGACCTTCGGACGGGCCGCGACGACGTCGAAGAAGCATCCGCCGCGCTCGACCTCGTCGCCCTCGACCTGGTAGAGCAGCGCGAAGTGCTCGGGCTTGCCGTTCGCGTTCTCGACGTAGTGCCCCGACTCGTCGATGTAGTCGCCGAGCATGCGCGCCTTGACGTCCTCGGGGAGGAGCGCCATCTCGAGCGACCCCTTGTAGCCGCCCTTCTTGTTAATGACGTAGTACTTAGTGTTATCGGCGTAAAACACCTTCTCGTCGCCCTCGGGGTCCGCCGTGAGCGTCACCGCGCCCTTGACGGGCTTCGGCGTCTCGTACGCGCCGTCCTTGCCGATGAAAGCGACGTGGACGTTCGACAGTCCGTATTCGACCATGTTTGCCATTTCTTCTCCTAACATGCGGAGGGCCGCCCCGGTCGGGGCGGCCCGTTCGTTCGTTGATTTCCGTTCGGCTACGACATGCGGCGCCTCAGCTCCGCGATGCCGCGCTCGGCGGCCGGCTCGATGTGCGGGCGGGCCGGGGCGGGGTGCGGCCCGCCGTGGCCCTTCTCGAGCAGGTGCGTGAGGCCGGGCTTGTCGCGGTTTCCAACGACCGCCTCGACCGATCCCGGCGCGGGCCTCTTGACCGATGCCGCCCATCCGGCCGCGTACTCGCCCGTGCCCTTCGGGGACGTCGCCCTGAGCTCTTCGACCGCGACCCTGGCGGCGGCGCGAACGTCCCTCTCGGTCTCTTTCCTCACCTCGTCGGAGTACCCGCGGATCACGCGCTCGAGCTCGCCGCCGAGGTCTCCGAGCGATATGGTCACCTCGCTCATGCCATCAGCCTCACTTCGTAGACCGTCTGCAAAAACGCCCCGTCGGCGGCCTCGTATTCGGTCGCCGAGAACCTTATGCCGTGCGCGTCGAGCAGGGCCTCGACCTTCGCCGAGGCTTCCGGCTGCTTGCCGCGCGTGTACAGGTCTATGTCCCAGCGCCGCGTCCTCACGAGCGCGCGGTTGTCTGCGCTCATGTCGCGCGTCCCGACCTCGCGGTAGGTCAGGTAGGGCATGGGGTGGTCGCCGGTGAAGTGGCCGTAGTGGACCTCCATCCCGGTTTCGAGGAGCAGCCTCCTCAGCTCTCTGGCGTCCATCTAGGCAAGCTCCCTCTCTCCGGTCACGACGGCCCACCCGTTCGCGGCGCGGACGGACTTGACGTCGTAGCGCCTCCCGCCGAGCTCGAAGCGCCTCTCGTCCGCGTAGTCGCGCTCGCGCAGCGTGACGGATACCGACCTGGCGACTCCGAGGCGCGCCGCGTCCATCGCCTGCGCGCCGGCCCGCGCCGTGTCGCGCACGTGCACGGGCGTCCTCGACTCTCCGACCGGGTTGCCGATATCGTCGCACCCGCCCGAATCGGCCACGAGCGAGACCGTGCCGGCCGAGCGCAGCTGGTCGAGGAACAGGTAGGCGTACCCGCCGCCGTCTCGGTCCACGTATGCGACCTCGAACACGTCCGGGCCTATCAGCGCGAGCCTCGCAGATCGGACGGCGGGCGCGTCGCGCACCCTGACCTTGCGCTCGAAAGCGAAGCCCTCGCCGGTGGCGAGCTCCATGTCGGTCTGGCGGCTCGACGCGTGCGCGAAGGCGAGCGGCGTGGCGGGCGACGTGAGCAGCGAGGCGTCCGAGAAGTCGGCCCCCCTCGCAGCCGACGCGCCGCCGTCCTCGTACAGGAGCGCCACGCCGTCGACCAGGCGCGGGAATGGCGGTCTCCTGCTAAGCATCGCGCGCCTCGTGCTTCATCCGCACGCGCAGGATGTCGGCGGCGTAGTTCTCGGCGAACTCGTCGGCGGCGTCGTTGAAGGCGTAGAACACGGCCTCCATGAGCAGCCCAAGCTCCTCTCCCTGCTCGAGCAGCGCGCTTCCCCCGTCAAGCCCCAGGAGGTGGGCGAGGCGGGGGCGGGCGGCGTCGATCGCGTCGCGCACGCGGGCGTCGGTGCCCTCGTCGCTCCACGTGATGTTGAGCTTGCGCTTCGCGCGCGCAAGCAGCTCGTCGCTGGTCATTCCGCCCCCTCCCGCTCGCTAGGCCTCGGCCTTGGTGGACACGGTGCCCTTGACCTTCACGGGCGCGGCGGCCTCGGCGACTGCGGACAGGTCGAGCAGGACGGCGCTCGTGTTGTCGTACGCCATGCCGGCGGCGTAGAGCACGGCCTTGAAGGCCCGCTGGTCCTCGAGGAACTTGGCGTCGTCGCTGAACTCGATGCCGCGGTCGGCCCCGACGAACATCTCGTACTCGTCCATCAACGCCAGGACGCCGCGGTCGTCGGCGACCGCAACGGAGGGGATCACCTCGGTGGGCACCGGGAAGGAGTCGCGGTAGATCCCGTCTGCGCCCATGACGCGGACGCCGGGCATGACCTTTGTGAGGTAGGTCTTGTTGTTGACGATGAGCGTGAGCGACTCGCCGTTGACGACGTTCACGGACTTCGCCTTGCCCGCCTCGTCCGTCATGAGCGTGGCTACGACGGCACCGTAGGCGGCGGGGCCGAAGTCGGCGAGCTTGACGGCGGCCTTCTGGGGGTAGCCGGTGCCGGAGTTGATCGAGACGCCCTGGTGGATGTCGCGGTCGATGCCGACGGGCTGGCCCTTGATGCCGTTGCCGGAGACGAGGCCGGTCTCGAGGCCGATGGCGATGGCCTCGGAGAGGACCGTGGTCACGTACCCGTCGAGCCACACGGGGCCGAGCTTGAGCATGTCCTGGGAGACCAGCGCGAAGCAGGAGAGCTTGCCCTGCTTGATGTCCACGACATCGAAGGCCGACGTGATCTCCTTGGTTATCTCGCTGTTGAGCTCGCCCCACACGGCGGCCAGACCCTTGTCGCGGTTGCGCACCCAGCGGGTGAGCGCGGCGGCGGGGACGGCCTTCACGCGGGCGAGAAGGGGATGCGCCTTGGAGATGTTGCGCATCACGTCCTCGATGATCGTGATGGGCATGAGGTTGTCGCCCATGGTCGCGAACGCCTGCTTGGGATCGACGGCGGAGAGAGCGTCGGTGATGCGCTGATAGTAGGTCGTCTCCTCGCTAGTGAGAGTGCGGAACCCGCGCGCCTGGAGGACGGCGGAGTCCTGGGTCGCGACCGCGCACCGGTACTGCTCGGCGACGTCGTCGGCGATCGCCTCGGCGAACTGGGCGAATGCGGCTTCGGAATCCGCTCCCTCGGTCTGGAAGGCCTGGTAGAGCCTGGAACCCGCCTCGCGGGCCTTGTTGAGCTGGATGGTCATGTGGTTCCTTTCTCGGTTGTCGTTAGATGCGGCCGAAGAACTCGGCAAGCCTATGGGTCGCTTCCTGCGCCTGGATGCGCTGGTCGCCTATTCCATGGTCGCTCTCGGCGGGGTCGTCTGCACCGATGCCGAGGTGCGCCATGATCGCGTCGAGCTTCGCCTCGACCGTGCGGCCCTCTCGCTCGGCCTTCGGCTTTTTGGCGTGAACCTGCTCGGTCAGGAGCTCAACGAGCTGCTTGGCGTTGAAGCGCGCCGACTGCGCGGGCCCGCTCGCCTCGCTGGATTCGACGGCGGTCGCGAAGCCGTGCTCGACGCAGAACTCGGGCGTGAGCCACGTCTCGTCGTCCATCATCCGGGTGAGCTCCGCCTCGTCGAGGTCGGTCGCCGCGAGGTAGATCCCGCGCGACAGGCCGGTGATGGTGTCGAGGTCGTCGGCGAGCTTGCGGAGCTTCGGGGCGTCGCCCCCCGCCCAGGAGGAAGCGTTGTGGATCATCAGCAGCGAGGCGTCGCTCATGACGCGCTCCTCGCCCGCCATGAAGATCACCGAAGCGATCGAGCAGGCGAAGCCGTCGCACACGGTGGTCACCCTCGCCTTGCAGGCGCGCAGCGCGTTGTATATCGCCACGCCCTCGGCGACCTCGCCGCCGTAGGAGTTGATCCGCACCGTGACCTCCTCCACCGTGTCGGGGAGCGCGGCGAGCCGCTGGGACAGGCCCCAACTGGAAACGTCGGACTCGTCCCACGGGTACGAGCAGATGTCGCCGTATATGACGATCTCCGCCGAGGTCGGGGCCTCCACCATCTGGAAGAATCTCTTAGCCATTAGTTTTCACCCCCTTCGGAGTTCGCCTCGCCCGCGAGCGAGTAGTTCCTGGTCATGTAATGCCGTCGGCTCCACTCCTCGTTGAGCGGGTCGAGGCCGAGGAAGGTCATAACCTGGTCGGGGGACATGAGCGAGCTGCTTACGAGCTTCTCGGCGTCCTGCGCCGCGTCCAGGAGGTCTACGTGCTTGACATGGGATAAGTCGATCGAGAAACGGTCTCCCCGCCTCCATCCGTCGAAGCCGAACACCTTGGCGGTCAGCTCGTGCTCCATCATGGAGGCGACAGGGGCGACCGCGAAGGTGAGGAAGGACTGGTGCACCTGGCCGAAGTTGTTCACGTTTCCATAGAGCATCGAGGTGGGCATCTTCATGGCGTTGGCCACGGCCTCGAAGCAGTCCTTTCGGAGCCTGACGAAGTCGTCGCTCGTCCGCCGGGTCGCGGTCGCCTTGTCGAACTCCACGAGCTCGCGGCCCTTGAACTCCGGGAGTACGGCGTTCTTGCCCTCGAAGAAGGCCCGGAGGTTCTTCTCGGCCCACTCCTCGTACTTGCGCCGCTCCTCCTCGGTGCCGCCCTGGGCCGTCTCGATCTTCATCTTGTACCGACGCGACGCGTCGGACACGAACGAATCGGACGCGGCGGACACGAGCCGGGCGTACTGGGAGCCCATAGACTCCACCAGGCCGCGAACGTCCGGGTCGCCCAGGTCGAAGACGAACAGGTCGGACGCGCTGACCGGTCCCGGTATGCTCGCGCTTCCCACCCGCAAGCTCGCGTACTCGTCGGCCCCGAGGGGGTTCTGTCTGGTCGGGGGGTCGGGCTCGGCCCGGTACAGCCTCCCGCCGCGCGGCACGACGAGGCCACGGCCCTTCGAGTACATGTCCCACACCAGATCGGACACGAGCTTGTTCGCCGTCTCGTTGTCGTTGGGGGCGACCGTCCACAGGTACGACCACTCGTCGCCCTCGGAGAGCCTGCCGTCCCTGTAGACGCGGAAGTCGGCCTTGGATATTGCGGCCGAGACGTAGCCGACGGCCACCTTGAAGGCCACCATGTGGGTGGCGGCGGCGGTCGCCTGGATCGCTATGATGTCGCCCGTCTCGCCGTCGTCCAGGCGGTTGCCCAGCCAGTCGTAGAGGGTCCTTACGATTCCCAATGCGCTCTCCTTAGTAGGTCAGGACGTCGGCCCATTCGATGGGCGCGTAGTCCGGTATGCGGTCGTTTATCGCCATCGCGGCGACGAAGGCCATGAAGCCGTCGGTCTTGCGGCCCTTCGGCTCGATCTTTCCGTACTTGAAATTGTTGTTGGGCGCAGGCTCGAGCTTCGCGTTGTTGGTGAACCAGCGCATCGCCGGGTCGTCGCCCCACGCGATCGAGCGCGTGACGAACGCCGAGTTGATCACCGGCTGTATCCTCATGACGTCCGACGGCCTCACGAGGTAGACGGTCTTCTCCTTCGCGGAGAACCCGACGTTCTCGAGTTGCCTCTGGAACATCGTGTAGCGGTAGTCGTCGATCGCGACGCACTGAACGTTGAACTCGAGCGACTGCTGGAACACCCAGCGCGTCACGAAGTCCGGGTTGATCTCCACGTCGTCCACGATCGTCACCAGCCCGCGCTCGGCCCAGTCGTCGAGCGGGGCCTTGATCGCGCCCCTGTGCTTCGAACGTGAGCAGAACCACGAGTGGTGCCGCGCGTAGTACGTCCCGTCCTTTCGGAACAGCAGCACCGCCGACACGAAGTCGGTCGTTCGGGCGAAGTCGATGCCCACCACGCAGGGCATCCCCGACATCTCGGGAAGCTCGCGGTTGGTTGCCAGTATGTCCTCCCAGCTCGCCACTTCCAGCTCGACGCGGCCCACGGGGAAGTTCATGCGCTTCGTCATGAAGTCCGGGTTGGCGATCGGGTTGAGCCTGTAGTCGTCGTACTCGCCGCGTATCTCGTCCATGAGGTCGGCGTTGAACCGGAGGTGCGGGTTCGCCTTGTGCCAATTGCGCTCGTCGGCTATGTCGTCGGCGGCGTCGATGCAGCACATGAACGGCAGCATCCCGTTGTCGGGCTGCTCGCCTTTGAGGATCGCCCTCGCCCTCTTCTTGAGATCGTCTATAACGCCGTCGCGGATGTTCCCGTCGGTGGTGCAGTAGAGGATGCGGGGGTGCGGCTTCTTGCCGAGGCCCGTCTTGAAAACGCCGATGTTGCGCTGGTCCGGGTAGGCGTGGACCTCGTCGAACACAACGCATCCGGAACGCAGGCCGTCCTTGCTGTCGGGGTTCTTCGTGTAGTAGGCGACCTCCGACTTCGTGGCCTTGTTCTGGATGACCGTGTTCGTCCAGGCGTAGGCCTTGGAGAGGCGGTTGCCCGGCTTTTCCAGCACGTCCTCCTTCAGTTCCTTGAACGAGGTCATCGCCTGGGCCTCGGTCGTGGCGCATATGTCCACGTTGTACCGCTCGATGCCGTTGCCCTTGCTCGTCAGGCAGAAGGAGCAGAACGTGATGAACCCGTTCTTGCCCGAGCCGCGCCCCAGGTAGCAGAACAGCTCCCTGAACCTCGGCCTGCCGTCCTCGCGGTAGGTGCAGAGCCAGACGGCGACCAGGAACCTCTCCCAGTCGTCGAGCTCGAAGGGGAAGAACCGCTGGTAGCCCATGTAGGTCGCCAGCTGCTCCCTGTTCACGAACAGCCTCTCGGACGCGAACACGCGCCTGACGAACGCGGCGAGCAGCTTCTGCTCCTCGCACGCGACGTAGCTCCCGGACTCCACCGCCCGGAGCCAACCGGTTATCTCGGGGACGCCTATCCGCTTGCGGACGCGCGGCCTAAACGTCGCCGACATCGATACCGGCCTCTTCCCTCGCTCTCGGCGGGATCTTGGCGAGCGTCCCGGGCGTGAGGCACAGTTCGGAGCGCAGCGCCCGCTCCTGCTTGAAGGCACGCTCCTGGATGCGGCTCCACCTCTCGGCGTTGGCGAGGTCTCCGCGCTTCACGGCCTTCTTCGTCCTTACGGAGGCCTCCTTCTCCGTCTCCATGACGTGCACCAGGTCGGCGAGCGGTCGGGCGTATATGGTTCCCCATATGCCCAGCCTGTCCATCCAATCGGCGTGGAGCAGGTACCACTGGCGCTGCTCCTCGGTGTCCACGTCGTCGGGTATGACGATCTGCCTCAGAGGAGGCGGCGACTCCGCCTGCTTGCGACGCTCTATCTCGGCCTTCCCGAGATGCGAGCGGGCCTTCTTCTCGACGATCGATGCGGGCTCTTTCCTTCGCGGCACGGCGTTTGCCTCCTTTCGAAAAAGGCCAAAAGGCGTCTGAGTCAGGGCCCCTGCGTCGGTTCCCCTGACGTTTCCCCAGGTGGGGTTTGGGGGGTGGGGGTATGAGCTGGGGTGATACGAAAATCTATATACGTAGTACGAAAATCACCAGAGCTCGGCGTTGGTAAACGCCTCGCGCTGCCGGACGGCTCCGGGCACCCTGCCGTGCCTCGCCTCGTGGCACGCGTGGCAGAGCGGAATCAGCTGCTCGTGCGTCACGCCCCTGCCGTCCGTCCATTCGTCGGCGAGGCAGAGGTCGGGCCGCTTGTCGAGGAAGCGGTCGTGATGGACGGTGTCCGCGCGAGTGTAGGCCGCAGGGGATTTCGCCCTGCAATCCCGGCATTCGTAGTGGTTGCGGGCGAGCACCTCGGTCCGCTTCTTGCGCCACGCGGCGGAGAGGTAGAACCTCGTGGCCCGCCCCTCCGTCTCGAAGAGGTGGCGCACCCATTCGGGGAAGCTCATACCCGATGGCTTGGCGTTGGTCATCGGCACCTCCTGACGATCGAATCCCGCTTTCCGACGGCATGAAAAAGACCGCCTCTTTCGAGACGGTCTTGTGAACCCCCCGAAACGAACCCGCCATCACAGGCTGGTTTTTTCGATGCGATTCAAAAAAATATCTGTGCTGCTATATACATTATCTATGTGCTGCTGTATAATAACCTCATCAGGAAGAGAGAAAGGAGAGGAATGGAGATCCTGATGAGCTTCCTTGTTTCGCTCGCCGCGAACCTAGCGGTCATCCTAGCGGAGCGGATATGCGAAAGAAGGAAGTCCCGCAAGGCAAACCGTGGGAAGCACGCCAAGCGGGACTGAAGCGGAGCGAGGGGCGCAAGCCCCTTGCTCCTCCATCCTAGCACGAAAGGAGAGCATCATGGGAGCCGTCGACTATCTGCTCATGGCGATCGCGATCATCGCTGGCGCCGTCGCTGCGAGGATCGTGGCGCACATCGTCACCCGCAATCGGAAGGACAAGTAATGGCCGTATCGGAAGCGCAGAAGCGCGCCGCCGCGAAGTACGCCCGCGAGAAGACCAAGACCATCACGCTGAGGCTCTACCCAGGCGACGCCGACATACTCGAGCACCTCGGCACCCAGGAGAACAAGCAGGGCTATCTGAAGCGGCTCATCCGCGAGGACATGGAGCGAGAAGCCTAGACCGAGTCCATCGGGCTGCCATGGTTGCGGAAGCACTCGCGCAGCCCCCGGTACGCGCGGCTGGGCCTCTTCGCCCGGCACTCGCCGCGTTGCCCTCCACCACCCTGTATGCCCAGGGCGCGCCTGAAGGCCGCGCACACGGGCATGCGCGGGTCTCCCAGCAGCACGACGGCCCTTATCTCGTCGAGGCTCACGGCGACCACCTCCATTACCATGCGCAAAAAAACTTACACGCGGGCGCGGGAAAGCCGCGGTTTCGCACGGAAACCGGCGTCGGATGCAAGTTTTCGCATGCTGAAAGTTACATGTGCGGATGAACGGCGCTGGAACGCAGAAGGCCCCTCCGTCCGTCTGGCAGAGGGGCCTTCGCTGTCTGTATGTTCGGGTTATCCGCGTCCGTACACAGAAAACCACTGTACACATATTAGCATTTATGCGGTTGAAATCAAGCGTCGCCGCATCCGCCGCCGCCGTCTCCACGATCCGCACACAGCACCGACCGCTCTGCGAGGTCGAGGGCGCGGGCCTTGCCGACGGCATCCAGCCACCTGATCGCCCTCGCCCTCCTCGACTTGACGGTGAACTCAGAACATCGCATGATCCGCGCCGCCTGCTTGACCGTGAGCCGATCGACGTACAGCATGTCAAGCACGTCGGCGTACTCCGACCCATTGTCGCCGTACAGCATCGAGAAGAACGCCCTCACGCCCTCTATCACCGCAAGGCCCTCGCCTATCGCCGCCTCGCACTGGCTCGCGGCCTCGGCCCATTCCTCGCGCTTCGCCTTGAGCTCTGCGAGCCTGATCGCCGCCGCCGCCGTGGGGTCGGACGGCCCGCTGCCCCGCCCGCCGTCGGGCCTCCACTGCTCTCCGCCCGACTCAAGCAGGGCGCGGGCGTCTGCAAGGTCGCGCACGGCGCGCCGAACACCCTCGAAGTACTCAGCCGCCCATCTGCCCGCCATCTACGACACCAGCTCCAGAAAGAAGTCATCCATCATGCTCGATACCATCATCTCCCGCCTCCGATCTCTGCGCGCAGGATGCGCAGGCATTCTATGGCCTTGTCAACGTCCTGGGCTCCGCTCTTGAGCGGCCAGCGCCACAGGTACTTGAGCGCGGCCCCGGCCCAGTAGACGGCTGTGGGCGCGACCCCGGCGTAGCCGGCGAGCATAGACTCCATCGCCCGCTTGCACTCGACCTCGCCGTCGCCCGCGTAGTGAGCCGGCGCGGTCACGGGGTCGTGCTCGGCGGATGAGCTCCCGTCGGTCGCGTCCGCTTCGGCGCCCTCTTCGAGGTCCAGCATGGCGCGGAGCGCCGCGAGCATGCTATTGGCCGCATCGCCGATGGAGCCGAGATTTGCATTGTTTCCCATCTATCGATCCTCCCTTATGTCTATCACGTAATGCTCTCCCTCGTAGTCCAGGACGAGCGCCGTGCGCCCGTCCCCGTCCTCGCGCTCCACGACCACGGGCGTGCCCGGCTCGGGGCGGTGCGCGAACTCGACCGCGGCTATGGCCACGATGCTCGCCGCCGCAAGGACGGCCGACACCGCCGCCACGATGGCGGCCTCCGGGTCTATCCTGCCCATATCCCACCGCCCCGTTCGATCATGCGGCCGCCGCGAACCGGGCCGCGCAGTCGCCTGGCTCCCATCAGCCTGCCACCTTCCTGATCGCCTCGAACGCGTACATCGCGAACTTGCCTTCGGGGGCGAGCGCCCACATGAGGCAATCCGTCAGTTTCGGCAGGCCGAACAACAGGATCAGAACAGCACCGACAACCGTCCCTGTGCCGAAGACCACGAGCTTGTCTTCATCGTCGCCGAAGCGGATTCCGTCGGAGCCGTCCAACACTTTCTTAATCATGCGCACGCATGGAACCGCAAGCGCTAAGCCGAGGCCGAGGAAGGCGGCCGCCCACACGCCGCTGTCGATCGCCTGGGCGAGGGCGAACCTGGGGATGATCGAGACCAGCTGATCCGTCGCCACCCCGAGCGAGGCCGCCAGCTGCGCCAGCGCCTCGTTCACGTCGAAATCAAAGTTCATTTCGCATCCTTTCGATCAGCGTCTATCCTGCTCATCTGGCATCGCCCCATTCGATAACGTTCCCGCAGTTCGCGCAGTACCTCGGGGTTATCGGCCCGCACAGGTCGGTCAGGCCGTCGCGGGCCATGAACGCCCCGCAGGCGCGGCACCTGATGTGCGTGTCCCCGACGTCCACGCGGCACTCATTGACGGGGGCGTACCTGCGGCCGGTGAGCATCGCCAGCTTCGCGACGTGCTCGTCGACCAGCAGACCCACCACGTCGCCGTAGGCGGCCGCCTCCTGCAGCGCCTCGGGCGCGATGCCAGATGCGACCTTCGCGGCGGAGAGGCCGAGGCGGTCGGCCATGGCGTCGATGTCGTAGACCCCGCTCATTTGGCAACCCCTTCCGCCCGCCTGACCGCATCGGCCAGAGCCTCGAACCGGGCGACGGTCGGCTTGCGCGCGTACCTCGCGGCCATGCGCTCTAGGTAGCCGCCCGCCTTGCGCTCCATCTCTTCGGCGGCGAGGCGGACGATCTCGTCCTCGAACGACTTGAAGAAGCCATACGTCATGACCATCCCCTCGTCGATCCCGTCGTAGACGTTGCCGCTCGGCCCCATGTCTCCGCCGTGCTCGATAATGTCGTAGGCGAACCGCCTGACGGCTTCGCCGAGCGTCGCGGGCTCGCCTTCGTGGTCGAGCGAATCGACCCATTCGCGCCATGTCATCGCATCGCTCATCGCCCCTCCGCTCCGTCGGCTGCGCGGGCGTCCTCCGCGCAAGCCATAGCGAACAGCCGTCTGATCGTGTCCCTCATTTCGAAATCAAGATTGGATATCGCCCCTACTACCTCCTCGGCCTGGTCCTCTCCGACCGTCTCGTTGACGAGCTCCTGCAGGCAGTCGAGGTCGAGATCGTTGTAGATGTCCTCTAGCGCCTCGGCCTTATCAATCCATCCGCTCATGCTGTCTCCTCTCCGTCCACGGCGGCTATCCGCTCGCCTATCCACCTCATCACGGGCACCGCCATGTCCCATCCCATGCCGTCCCAGGCGCAGCTCGCGGCCTCGATGCCGCTGAAAACGCTCACGTACCTCATAGACAGATTCCCATCGCCGCCGTGGCTGGCAGGCTGTATCCGTATCCGCTCCCTCTGCCGCAGCAGCAGCCGAAGCCTTCCCCGCTGCCGAATCCGCAGCCGTAGCCGTTCCCGCTGCTGCGGTCGCCGATGTAGCCGCAGCCGCAGCCGCCAGCGTTTCTGTCGCCGTATCCGTATCCGTAGCCGTTGCCGTCGCCGTAGCCGTAGGCGTCGCCGTAGGTCGGTCTCCACATAATCGTCACCATATCGCCGCCGTCTCCGATATGCCGTAGCCGTCGCCATAGCCGTTGCCTTCCCGGTCTCCGCATGGATAGCCGTCTCCGCATCCGCCTCCGTCTGCGTCGCCGTAGTATTCGCCGTTGCCGCCTCTGACTCCGGGCGATCCGTATCCGAGGGTGTATCCGATACCTGCGCCGCACCTCGCGTAGCCGAAAGTCGTGCCGTTGCCGGTCCCGTCTCCCTGATCGGTGACGTACTCGGTCCCGCAGCCGTGGCCGCAGCCGTAGGCGGTCCTCCCTGCCATCCTCACCACCCCAGCGCGATCTCGGCCACGACCGCGTGGACGCGCACCGTCCCGCACGCGTCGAGCGTGTAGTCGTCCTTGTGCTCGGCCTCCGCGATGCCGCCGATGCCCAGGCCGTTGTCCCAGCAGCGCACGACGGACGCGTCGGCCAGCAGGATCGAGTTGTAGGTTCGGTCGGCGACATGGCCCTCGAATATCCATCCGTTCGTCGCGATGACGCACACGTGGTCGCTCTCCTGCGCGACGCGCGCGTCGTCCCTGGCTATGTACTCTCTTCCGTTGATGTTGACGGTCTCCATGACCCTCTCCTTTCGTCCGATCTCCTATCCGATCGCGGGCTCCCACATCTCGCAGGCGCGCGCCGACCGCTCGCACTGCATGACCTCGCCTGCCAGCAGGCACAGGCCGTCGTGGGCGAGCGTGCGCACCTCGTGCGGGTACTCGCGGTACATGGCGCACGTCCCGCAGCTCTCCTCCAGCCACCGCTCGCACTCGGGGGCGAGCGGCGGCGCGGACGTCATTGGACCCTCCTGCACTCGACGACGGCGACGGCGCCTCCGCGCGCCCAGCACATGTCCTCGAACTCGAAGCCCGCCGAGCGGAGGAAGTCGATCGCCTTCCGCTCGGTCGAGAACAGTCCGAGGCGCGCCGACCACCCCGGCTCGTACGCCGTCACCTCGTGCACGGTCGCGACGGCGGCCCCGGCCTCACTCGCCATGGCGGCCTCCCCCGAACTCGGCCGCGCTCCCGCAGGCCGCGTAGCCCGCGATGTCGACCCAGTTGTCGCGGTGCCCGCCCCGCGCGTTGCGGGCCACCTTGAGCAGCACCATCATGTTCGCCACGTCCCTCGGGGCGATATCGACGGCCAGGTACGCGCCCCAGAAGGACGCGATGCGCGAGAAGCTGTCCTCGGCGCTGCCGTAGGCCTCCTCGCGCCCGCCGAGCACGGCCGCGCCGGCGTCCGCCAGCAGGAGCTCCCTCTCGTCGGTCGTTTCGTTGCATTCCCTTTCCAACTCCGATCCTTTCTCTCTTTCCAGCTCATATGCGTTTTCCGCGCTTTCCTGGTGCGCGGTCGGTGCGCTATGCCCAGACGGGCGGCGCGGCGCTCACGACAGCCTCCTGTTCGCCCCGGACGCCTCTATCCGCTCGCAGCGCTCGAACAGCCGCTCGAACACGCGCGGGTCCGCCTGGGCCATCTGCCGGACGGTCAGGTTGGTCGTGACGATCATCGGCGTGCGGTAGCGGTAGCACGCGTCGACGATCTCGAACACCTGCTCCCTCATGTAGTCGGTCGCCCTCTGGGCGCCGTAGTCGTCGAGCACGAGCAGGTCGCAGCCGCATATCCTGCCCATCTCGGCGTTCTTGTCGCGCGACGAGAACACGGCGTTGGCGATCTCGGTGGCCGTCCCCATGACGGCCCTGCGGCCCCTCGACACGGCCATGTTCACGCACGCGGCGGCGGCGTAGGTCTTCCCCGTCCCGCGCGGCCCGTGCACGATCGCGCCGACCCCCCTCTGGCACACCGAGTAGAGCGCCGACGTCAGCTCCGGGTTCTTGCCGTCCGACGCCTCGAAGGTGCAGGCGGACCCCCAGGTCGGCGCCGACGAACGATGCGCGCCGCCGCGCCTCGGCGAGCCTGGCGATCGACGCCCGCTCGCACTTGGCGCTGAACGCCTCCCATTCCTCCTCGGCGCATGCGCACGCGATCGGAGCCAGGCTCTCGGCGCCCCCCGAGCGGATCACCACCCTCGTCGGCCTCCCGCACTTCGGGCACGGCTCGCACGTGCCGGCGACCTCGATCCTCTCCATCGCGTCACCACCTCGCTATCGCGGCGGCCAGCTCCGGGTCGACCGGAGGCGGTCCCGGAGGGGCGGACGCGCCGTCCCTGGCCGCCCAGTTGCGCGCGGCGGCCCTCCAGTCCCTCATGGGGCTGTTGCCGACCCTCCATCCCTTCGATGCGTAGAAGTCGCAGAACCGCTCCGCGTCGATGGCGATCCCTCGCTCGGCGGCGTAGTCCGACACCTCCGCCGGGGTCGGCGCGGTGAAGCGCCGCGCAGCGGCTTTCTTTTCCACACCGTTAGGTGTGGTTTCTTTAATCTCACTCTCACTCTTTAATAGAGCGGGTTCGGTCTGGGTTATGGTCTGGGTTATGGCCTGGGTTTCGGTTTCCGATGCGTTTTCCGAAACCCGTGGGTTTCGTCTGGGTTTCTCCTTAGGCGCGTTTTCTGGAACCCGTGGGCTTTCTTTTTCGGCACTCTTCCGAAACCCGCTGGTTTTCGGCCTTCCGCCCGAGCGGCCGTTCTCGACGCTCCTCTTGGCTGCGTCGATACGGTCCCTGCACAGCGTGAACATCGCCTTGGTAACGCCAGACAGGTTAGGGGCCTCCCCCGTGTAGTGGTACTCCACCAACGCGGATACGAAGTCCCTTCGCTGCGCTGCCGTTAGACTCTGCGCAGCTTCCCAATAGTCATCCTGGATGTACATTCCCATCGGTATCAGCCCGCTAAAACGGAATGTCTTCGTCGTAGGGCGAAGCCGACGCGTAGCCGGCCGGATCGGGCATCGAGGGGGCGGCGTCCATGGGGGCGCTGCCGCGCGACGACATGAACTCCAGGTCGTCCACGATGACCTCGATCTTGCTGCGCTTCTGCCCGTCGCGCTCCCACTGGCTCCAGCGCAGCTTTCCCTCGATGGCGACCTTCGTGCCCTTGCTCAGGTAGTTCGAGAGGCTCTGGGCGCGAGCACCGAACATGGTGCAGTCGATGAAGTTCGGGTAATCCTCCCACTCGCCGGTCTGCGCGTTCTTGCGGCGGTCGTTGACCGCCACGCCGAAGCCCAGCACCTGCATACCCGAGGCCGTCGATCTGAGGTCCGGGTCTCTAGTCAGGTGGCCGCTCAGGACCACTCGGTTGATGCTCATGTTCCCTCCTTCTCGGGGCCTCCCGGCCCCGTTGACGTTGCATTTCCTTTCCAACGCATCCGTGCGCTGTATCTCCTGGTCGCTGTCCGTTTCGCCGCGTTCTCGGTGCGCGGTCGGTGCGCTACCCGAAGCCGTCTATGCCCTCCATCGCGCGGGCGAACCTCGCCGCCGCCTCGCGGCCGCGCCCGGGCAGGACGTGGCCGTAGATGTCCATCGTTGTCTTGGCCGACTGGTGCCCCAGCCGCTCGCGCACCGTCAGGATGTTCTCGCCGCTCTCGAGCAGGTAGGTGGCGTGCGTGTGGCGCAGGGTGTGCAGGTGCGCCCCCTTCGCCAGCCCGATGCGGCGCGCGGCCTCACCGAACTCAGACGTGAGCGCGTCCGGCATGACCGGCCCGCCCGCGTCCGTGCGCACGAGCGGGGCGGACTCCGCGAGCCCTTCGGCGTGCGCCGTCACCATCGCCGCCGTCGAGGCGTCGAGCGCAACCACGCGCTTCGACGAGCGGGACTTCGGCGCCTTCTCCGAGCCGTCGTAGGACAGCACGCGCGCGATGCGCAGCGAGACCCCGTCGGGGTCGGCTGTGACGTGCCGCGCCTGCAGGCCGCATATCTCGCCGCGCCGAAGCCCCGCGTACAGCCCGAGCCGCCATGCGATGGCGAGGGAGCGCCTGTAGGCCCCCGCCCCGTGGTCTGCGAGCTCGGCGGCCACGAACCTGTCGAGGCGCGCCACGTCCTCCGGCGAGAGCGCCGCCGCCTCGCGCTGCTCCGGCATGGGGAGCACTATCCCCGCCGCCGGGTTGCCCTCGACCATCCCGTCTCGCAGCATCCGGGTGAAGCAGCCGCAGCAGAAGGCGTGCACCTTCTTCACGGTTGAAGCTGAAAGCCCCGCCCCTCCGGCTGACGCGGGCCGGCGCAGCTCCCTGTACATCCTCGAGAAGTGGGCCGGCGTCAGCTCCTCGACCGGCACGCGCCCGATCCTCGGGGCGATATGGCGGCGCAGGTACGAGCGGTACGCCTTGAGCGTCGCGGGCGACGCCCCTCCCTGCTCGCACGACTCGAGGTAGTAGCCGAAAAGAGCCGATGCCGAGAGCAGCCTCGCGCCGCCCTTCGACACCTCGGCCCTGCGCGAGACGCGCTCGATCGCCGCGTCCAGCTCCTCCTCCGTTGCTTCGGGCGGCAGCACCTCGCCGACCGTCATGGGGCGGCCCGTCACCGGGTTCACGCCCGCATAGGCCCTGACGGCGTAGCCGCCGCCCTTCCTGTCGCTCACGTACGCCATCTAGCCACCGAACCCGTCGGTCATCGAGGCGTGCGTGCGGAACGCCCCTCTGAGGCGCGGCCGCTGCTCGGCCGCCATCCTCGCGAACGCGGGCGAGCACGAGTTCGGCACCGGCACGCGCAGCTCGTTGCGCACCATGTGGACGAGGTAGTTCGCGCTCACGTACCCGCGCGATGCGAGCCGCTCGGCGTTGTCGAGCATGTACTCCCATGCCCCAGGGTTCTCCTCGGCCCAGGCGCGCGCCTCGGCCATGACCTCCTCGCCCCTCGCGCCGAGGCCCGGGAGCTCCGCCTGGAGGCTCTGCGGCCTCGGTCTGTACCTCTCGTCGTTCATCGTCAGATCACCCCCCACACGAACCTGGCCGCGTAGATCAGCCAGCAGATTCCCTCAGCGGCCGCGATCGCCAGCGCGACGCCCGCGACGGCGGCCGCCGCCCTCCCGGCTGTGCAGCCGAGGCGCGGCAGCGTGTAATCGTCTAGCCTGCTACGGCTTCCGCGCGGCGCCGATCGGCGTCTCCGCCGCGCGCTTATCCCTCCTGTCATGGCTTCCTCCTTGCCTCCGCGTACGGGACGCGGTTCCTTTCGAACCATCCGCTCAGGTCCGAGACCAGGACCACGGCCCCGCGCCTCTTCCCCTCTATGTAGTAGGCCGGCAGCGGGTCCTCCGCGCGCCTCGCGAGCGCGTACAGGCCGTTGAGCTCAACGCCCATCTGCCTGCTCAGCTCGCCCAGCGTCACGAAGACCGGCGCCGGCGGCGCTGGTCTTTCCATCGCCCCATCCTCTCGTCGCGTCAATCTCCTTCCGGCCGGATTCCCACCGGCCTCCGCGCTTATCGGGGAGCGCGGTGCCCCATGGCCGCCCAGGGCTCACGTTTCATGGCCTGTTGCCCGGGCGGTATGTCAAGGTGCGTGCCATATAGACGCGGGCAGGGCGGCTGGTAGAATTCATCTGTTCGTTCTAAGGGGGATGTATGGATCGCGTTCCGGGCTACCTAATCGTCTACCTGCTGAGGATCAGAAGGCATTCGAACGAGGATGGGTATCTCGAGAAGAGGGCCGGGTCGCTCAGTGTCGATCAGGCGGTCTACGAGCGGTCGATGCTCCACGAGATGCAGGAGCTCCACCTGATCGCCTACCCCGATCCCAAGGAGATCGCAATCGAAGACGGCGACGGGCTCTCATGGGTGCCGTTCCCGCCAGAGTTCATTCTGCTGGCGCGAGGGAAGTACCTTTTCACGGAGATAATCGCCGACTCGCTCAAGTGGGTTGCGGCATCGGCCCTCGGAGCCGCTATCGCCCTCGTCGTCTCCAAACTCGGATAGGAGCAGCAGCGGATGCGCCGCATCGGCGAGGGCGGCGGCCGTCGCCCTCGCATCCGCGAACGATGCGGCTTCGAAGGTTCTGATTGGCGCATCGTAGTAGACCGCTCGCCACATCGCTGGTGCCGTGCCGCTTCAATCGCCCCCGTCGTGCTCGGCGTCGTCCGCTCCCTGCTTCTGCATCGCGGAGACGATTGATTCCGTGTCGATCGGGAAAACCGGCTTGGTGCTCTCTCCGATGAACTTCGCCATCAAATGGATCAACCCGATGTATTCTCTTTCCTTCATGGCGGTCGTCCTTTCTCCGTCCTGCCTGCGTCTATATGGTTGTCAAAGTGCTCGGTGGTGCTTCTGAGCTGATCCCGAACGCCCATGAACGCGGCGGCCCTCGGTCACAGGAGGGCTTCGACGGCGACGCCGAGTTTCCGCGCCACCTTCGCCAGCTCCCCCGCCCTGGCCTGGGAGCAGCCGAAGCGCTCCCAGTCCTGGATGGTCCTGCGCGGCACACCGGCGAGCCTCGACAGCTCCGCCTGGGTGACGCCCGCCGCCTTCCTTGCTTCCCCGAGCGACATGCCTCCAGCCTTTCCGCACGGTCGTCCGTGCTAAGATGTTCGGGTCCCGAAGCTCTCCGGTTTCTTTAGGAGGTGGTTCTTTTGAGCCAAGTTTTGAGGGCGAGGTACCCGTTGGCCGGGCGAGCCTGCGTGCAGCTCACGGAAATCGCCCGGTAAAGACCCGGCTGCGCAAACAGCCGGTCGCTGCCGCGAAGCCGCGGGCGTCGCCGCTCCGACGACTCGGCGGCGTGGAAAACCGCCTGGCCCCGCACGGGGCATCGGAGACCCGGCCCCTTCCAACGGCCGGAGTCGGCGATGCGGATCGACAGCGTGCTGGTCGGGTCATCAGCTCTTGGCCGCCGTCGGCGTTTTTGCGGACGTCCTCGGCGGCCTCGTACCCCCGGGCCGCCGCGTTCATGGGTGTTCGGTTCTCAAAGTGCTCGGTGGTGCATTGGTTGCTTAGATAATCTTGTTAGTTGTATTTAATGCAACATCTAATCCAAAAAAATAAACTCTTTCACTGCTTCTGCCAGAAGATCTTTCCCAACATCGTCTAACTCAACGTATATGGTACGGAGTTCATTCAAACGAAACATGCCGGGGTCTTCGGTATGGCACTTAACCGTTTGATACGTTTGACCAGTTCTTTTACCAAGATAATCGTATGTCAGACCAGAAGCTTTAACAGCTGATCTGAACTTGTTTGACCGACCATTCATTTTCTCCTCCTTTCATCATCGCCGCAAAACGATAGTAAATCATTGTTGTATTAAATGCAACATTTTTTTCTAGTATTTCATTTTATGAAATATATAATTGATTTAAAGGAAATGGAGGCGATCATGGGAGTACCCGAAAACATAGATGCCCTTTTGGTCATGCACGATATAACGCTCGAGGGCCTTGCGCGAATCGCCGGAGTTGACAAGTCCACCGTAAGCAGATGGCGTAAGGGAGTTACGCCACGGGATGAACCGCTCAGACAAATTGCGGATCACTTCGGTATAACTATCGACGACCTGATCTCCGATCGATTTGGGCTTGCCGCCAAAGAGCATGGCGGCACTCGGGCTTACGATTGCGGCTATATCGATATACCGGTGTACGGATCTATAGCGGCTGGAACTCCTATAGAGATGGTCGAGGATTATGACACTTTTCCTGTGCCGATTCAAATAAGAACAAAGCACCCAAACAGTGGCTTTCTCCGTGTTAGAGGAAATAGTTACAACGTGAAGCTCCCGGATGGATGCCTTGCCCTGATCGACTTCGATCAGACAGAAGCGAATGAGTTTGATGCTTTCGCTGTATGCGTCAACGGATATGCTGCCACGATAAAAAATATCCGGATCATACCGAACGGCATAGAGCTCGTCCCCAATTCGACTGATCCGACATATCAGCCAATAAGGTACGACTACACGATAGACGGGACCGACGAGGTTACGATCATGGGGAAAGTCGTATGGGCTACCATGCCGTTCGATTACAGAATTTAAGGTGAAGCGATGACCTTGGATAGCGGAAACGTGCGCTGGCGTTACGCGGATGATACGAGAACCCTTGTTGTTTCCGGCTGCAGTCCAATGCCGTATTTCTGGAACAGCGATACGGATCTTTTCGACAAGTCTCCGTGGTTCGATCTCAAAAAAGAGGTCAGAAAGGTCATCCTCGAACCAGGAATATCTACGGTGTCGCCCGGAGCGTTCGCATGGTTCTCTTCGCTGAAAACCGTCGAGGCTTCCGGCGTCGTTCGAATCTGTTCCGGAGCGTTCTTCGAATGCAAGGAATTGGAAGATATTGAGACCGGAAACTTATCGCTTGTCGATGTCGGATCTTTCGAGGGGTGCGTATCCCTAGCAAAAGTAGGAGAAAGAAACTCGAAGATCGGATTGAGTGGCAATGAGATCAGATTCGTTGACGACTTCGCATTTTCTCGGTGCGGCAGCTTGGAAAGAGTGTCCCTGCCAAATCTGAAGATGATCGGAGAAGGTGCGTTCTTCAAGTGCTCATCGATCACGTCAGTCATCGCTGAAAAACTTGAATTCGCAGGAGACAATGCTTTTTTCAAGTGCTCTTCGATTGAGAAGTTCAAGGTTGGAAATCCATGCGCTTTCGGAAAAGGGGCGATAAAAGATATCCCGAAAGGAGCAGTGATGAAATGAACTATGCTTTTATCGACGTGGAGACTCCCAACAGGAAGAACGACAGCATCTGCTCGATTGGCGTCGTTGAGACCGATCGATTCGGAAACGAGATCGATAGGTCGTATTTCCTCGTGAACCCCGAAGACAGGTTTGATGACGTGAATATGAGGATTCACGGGATCGCGCCTATAGATGTGGCCAATGCTCCGACGTTTGAAACGGTGTGGGCCGATTCGATCGGGCCGCTTCTGCAAAGGTCGTTTGTCGTGGCCCACAACGCTTCGTTCGATTTGAACGTGCTATCCAAGGCCGCCGAAAGGATAGGCGCCGGGCATCAGGAGATGATGCATGCATGCACGAAGACAATGGCTCGCGAGCTGATGTCGGCAGATAGCTGCAAGCTCGCTGATTTGTGCGCGATGATGGGTATAAGGCTCGACAACCACCATAACGCCCTCGGCGACGCCGTCGCGTGCGAGAAGCTGTTCTGGCGCCTTGCGGGCATGACAGACAGATTGGGTTCTCACTTCTCGACGTTCATCCCGGCCCGCCGCGCCGATCTATGGTGCGATGGGGCTGTCAGCAAGAAGAAAAGCAATATCAGATCGGCAAAGACCATCGCCAGCAAGCATCTTCTGGAAGTCCTGGCAAACGTGGCATCAGATGGGAAGGTAACAGACGACGAGGTGTCGGAGATGCTGGAACTCATGCTCTCGAACGACGAGATAGCCTCCGACCCCGCATATGGCAAGATCATGAGAATTGCCCAGGAAGCGTATGCCGACGGCGTAGTTACCGATGCAGAGGCGGAGCTCATGCTGAAAGAGATCTCCAGCATTCTCGATCCCGTGATGCGAAACGAGGTCGTCAGATTCCCCGGCTCGAAATTCTGCCTCACTGGGGCGTTTTCGCACGGATCTCGCGATGCCGTGAAGTGCTACATCGAATCTCGCGGAGGGAAGGTTCTCACCGGCGTTACGGGTAATACGGACTATGTCGTCGTCGGCCTCCAAGGAAGCGAGGCTTACAGCTTTGGTAACTACGGCAGCAAAGTCAAAAAAGCGCTCGAACTTAGAGAAAAAGGAAAGCCTGTGATGATAGTTTCAGAAGAATGCATATACAGCTGAGGCAATATCAGCAGAACGCGCGAATCAAGTTCGTGGTGCAGCGCTGCGTGCCTATGGATTGGGAGTTCTAAACGAAGGAGGGGTGATGGGGAACCAGGCGGCTAGAACCATGGTCGCGTACATGCTGACGTTCAACAGAAGGCGTCATCCAGACGAATCCGTCGATATCGACGACATCGACGGATCGCACGTCGGGAAGGTCTTCGAGGACTTCTGCGCGGCTCAAAACGGCAAGATGATAAATATAAAGCACACCGAGAAGTACGTGGTAACATCTGCGCCCGAAAGGCTCGGGGGCGGGGTGCTCGTTCATCTATCGTCGGGCATCGCCGGGGAGAGGCGCGACGTCTACAACGTTCGATCGAAGAAGAAAACAGCCCAGCTGAGCATCGACGACGCGCCTATGTCATCGACCAGGGTCATGCTCTCATGGAGTGGAACGGGGCTCGGGTATTCTCTGCTGATGATCGAGCACGCATACGGCGGAGCGGGTGACACCGCGCTGTTCACGCCGTTCAAGCAGTATCTGAGAGAAGTGGCCCCCGACGTCGTCGTGAGGATCGAAGCGGTGGTCGAAGCCGAGACGATCGATCAGTTCGTGTCGCTGGAAAGAATAGAGCTGAGGCGCTACCTTTCCCAGTCTGACTTAGCGGGAAGCCTCACGAGAGAGGGCGACTACCTGTCGTGCGTCCTCACGCACAAGCGGGGAGCGCCGTGGCACACCGATTCCCTTCGCTCAATTATCAGCGGGAAGAAGAGGGCGGCGGACATAATCGGCGTCGGCGGCACCATATTCGATTCCGAAAAGAGCGAAGTCAGAGCGTCCGTGAAGGACGTAAACGGGAAAAACAGAACGTTCGTCGTCGGCTGCGACATAGGGGCGAAGGTAAGCGAGCTACTTAACGACCACGGCGAGGAGCCGCTGGGCGACGAGGAGTTCGTTGAGCGATGCACGAACAGATGTGCGATAATATCGGAAAGACTCGGGCGGCGCATCTGACGCAGCCGCCACCGGCGACCGGAACGGGGTGATTGGGTTGGCAAGGCTTCGGATATTGCGGGCCGTCGGCGATCAGAAGATCAACCTGTCAAACGTCGCGGTTGGATACGCAAGAACTCTGGTGAACGCATCGACCGGGAGGGTGTCGGCGGTTGACGTCTTCCTGCACGTCGTCATCCCCGTCGCGCTGGCAGCAGGCATGTTCGCCTTCTGGCCGCTCGACGCGAACACCATGCAGCGCGCGTCGTCGAATATGGTGACGGGCGCCTCAATCGTCTCGTCCCTCATGTGCGGCGTGGCGGTCATGCTGTTCCAGCTGCGAACCCAGATAGCGTCAGAACGCGGGTTCGCAAGCAGAGGAGAGAGGAGGCTGATCGACGAGACGTACTACGACGTCCTTTGGTCCGTCGTCGTCGGGTTCTCCGCCGTCGCCCTGATCGTCGTCGGTGACTTCGTATCCCATCTCTCGCCATGCGCCTGGAAGGCGCTCGTGGCAGCGGCGATCGCCCTCGTCGCGAACATGGCTATGGCGACGTGCATGGGCATCAAGCGCATCGCCGCCGCCTACGAGATAATCTCCAAAGTGTGGGACCGCGCGGGCAACGGCGATAACCCGCGCTCGTAAGGGCCGCGCCCTGCTGAATATTAGCTCGAACAACAAAACAAGCCCCCGCGCATAAGGGCTGCAACCCTGCGCGGAGGCTCTGGATTACCAACCGACGAACGGAAGGCGGCTACATCATACCATGCCCAAATCGAGGTTCGGCCACATAAGGCGCCTAGGCCCTGATTACTACCAGGCGTTCTGGGTGGAGAACGACCGCAAGCGGTCGAAGCGCATACACGGAAGCATTGACGACGCCGAGAGGTTCTTAGCCTCCGTGCAGGTGGGTACGCGCGGTGCAATGCCGTCCACCACGCTTTCAGATTACTGGTGCTTGGTCGTGAGGCCGTCGTGCGACGGCTTGGAGACGCGAACGAAGCAGGGATACGATGCCTTGTGGGCGAAGCGCGTGGGGCCGATTCTCGGCAACCGCGAGGTGTCTACCATATGCCGCGAAGACGTTCAGCAGGCCATAGACGCCATAGAAGCTCCCGGGACGCAGCGCGCGGCGTTCAGGCTGCTGCGAAAGATACTCAACCGCGCCGTGTCAGACGGCGTAGCAGCGCGCAACCCGTGCGACCGCTACATAGAGTTCAGAACGCTGACGCGCACCGAGAAGCGCCTTTTGAGAGCGGCCGAAGTCAAGCCGTGGCTAGACTCGCTTTCGGGATGCAGGTACCTACCGACCATACTCGCGGAGCTTGGAGCCGGACTCCGCGTCGAAGAGGCTTGCGCACTCGATTGGGAAGACGTGGCGTTCGCCGAACACCGTGGCAGGAAGTACTGCGCCGTGAGGGTTGACAAGGCGATAGTTACCGTCAAAGGCGGCTCTGAGATGAAGGCGCCGAAGACCGCGATGTCTCAGCGCGTAGCCGTGATGGGCGATCCATTCGCATCACTCATGGAGCAGCTGAGGGCAGAAGGCCCAATCGTGGCAACCAACGGCACGAGGACGCAGCCGGCGACGATCACGCGGAACTTCAAGCTGTGGTGTCAGCGTCACGAAGTCGAGTACATCCAGCCGAAGAACCTGCGCTCGACCTTCGCCACATTGCACGGGGAGGCGGGAAGCCCCGATTCGCTCGTATCGCTTGCTATGGGCCACGCAGACGGCACGACGCGTGGGACGCATTACCAAGCATCAACAGAGGCGGGGATGATGGCGATAGCGGACTGCTTGAGCGACTACATATGCGGTCAAAGTACCGCTAAAGTACCGGTTTTTTTCGACTTTGGAAAGTAA